ATGACGGACTGCGAGAAGTGCGGTGTGTGTCAGCGCGTAGCGCATCAGTGCAAAGTGCCCGAGCCGCCAGCGGCGAAGGCCGAGCCGCCCGAGATTGGAACGCTGTCATTGGAAGCGACAGCGAAGGCCATCATCGCGCAACAGGCCGAGCAGATCGCGGCGTTGGAAGACACGCTGAATACGTGTGAGATTCACGCGGATGTCGAGAACATTAAGCATCGAACAGCGTGTGCAGTCTGTCTGACGGAAGCTCTAGAGCAGATCGCGGCGCTGGAGGCTGAAGCAAAAGGAGGTTCCAACGAGGGGTCTTAAAAAAGAACGTTGCTTTTCACATCTCCCCTGTTATATACTACACATAATGAATCACACAGATTGCGAGTGGGGAATTAACCTCCCGCAAAGGTGGGAGCCGCAATTCGCTCCCGGAGAAGACAGATGAGCATCCTCGATCAGGTCAAGGCCCAGGTTTCGCAGCTCACTCCCGACCAGGTTCGCGAGCGTCTCGCTGCAATGGAAGCACGGGCAGCCCAGCAGCGCGAGAAGCAGAAGGTCCGCAACGCCTCCCTCACCGACGAACAGAAGACCAAGCGGGCGGAAGCCCACAAGGCGTATCGGGACAAGAATCCCGACAAGTTCAAGGCGCAGCGCGAGGCGTACAACGCGAAGCCCGAGGTCAAGGCGAAGCGCAAGGAGTACCAGAAGAAGCGCAACGCCGAGATGAAGTTCCTGCGTGAACGCGCCAAGGAGCTCGGCATCACAGCGACCCCGGCTCCGACCGAAGGCGCTCCCGCTCAGGGCTAGTCGACCAACAGGCCGGGGACACGATCACTCGATCAAAGGTCCCCGGCCTCTTTTTGTCCTCTATGGTGAACGTTGCAGGACTCTACAAGGAGCACCGAACAATGAAAGCAATCGTCCTCGTCTCTGGTGGGCTCGACAGCTGCACGGCGTTGGCATGGGCTCACGCCCGATTCGGCCAACAGATTCTCCCGATCAGCTTCGCCTACGGCCAACGACACAGCAGAGAGATCGCTGCGGCAGAAAGAATCTGTGAGTTCTACGGACTCCATATCCCCCGCTACATCAACCTCTCCCAGGCCTTCGTTCAAATTGGTGGGTCTTCTCTCACCTCTGGAATCCGATCCGACAATCCGTCCACTGAATCCGTCGACCGCACTGAGGACGCGTCTCTTCCCCCGACCTTCGTCCCTGGTCGCAACCTCATCATGCTCTCGGTCGCTGCGGCAATCGGGTATGTGGAAAAAGCCTACACCATCGTCGGTGGGTGGAATGCAGTCGACTACTCCGGCTATCCGGACTGTCGACCCGAATTCCTCAAGTCACTTCAACACACCTGCAACCTGGCTTTGGGTCTCCCAATCCAAGCCAAGTCCTACGAAGTCATCCAGATCGAAGCCCCGCTCGTCGACATGTCCAAAGCCGACATCGTGGCACTGGCACTTCACCTCTCGGCTCCGCTCCACCTCACTTGGTCGTGCTACGCCGGAGGGACTGAGCCCTGTGGAGAGTGCGACAGTTGCAAAATCAGGGCAGGCGGCTTCGCTGCACATGGGATTCCGGACCCCGCTCTCACGTAACGTGATTCCCCAGACCCACGGGGTTGAAATTACTTTCATCCTGTGGTATAATGGAAATATACTGAAAGGAGGCCAATCATGGCCGGACAGACAGAGAGCAGTGTGACCCTCATCAAGGACTCCGACAAGAAGCACTCGGTCCTCTTCAAGGCAACGGAGAAGGACAAGGCATTGGATTCCCTCTACCTCAAGCGCCCCTTCGCTGATGGGCTGACAGAAATCACCGTCACCGTGAAGGGAGTCAAGTAATGCTCGTCGACACTCGTCGCGTAGCCGATCGCCTCAAGCTCACCACTTCTGGTGTGCGTAACCTCGTGAAACGGGGACTCCTCCACGACGTTGGCCCACAGAATCCCAACGCCAAGAAACACTTCATGAAGTTCGACTCCAAGGAGATCACGGCGTTCGCCAAGGTCTACAAACCCCGGCACCACATGTCTCCGGAGGACCTCAAGCAGGAGACGCTCTCCTGGAACGTAGTCCCGATCGAGCTCCAGCCGGAACCCCCGCTCCAGCATGGCAACGGTAGCGTCTCTTCCCGCCTCGTCCGGTTGGAAGAGAAGCTCGACCAAATCCTTTACATCCTCTCGTAGGAGGTCACATGGGACAAATCGGCAAAGAGCTTCGTGAGGTCTACGTGGAGCCCCTGGAGAACCCGGTTCCAAAAGAAGTCCCGGTCCCGGTTCCAACCCCCCAGGAACTTCCGGTGCCACAAGAAGAGCCTGTAAAGGTTCCTGCATGAAAATCCCCGACTACTTCAACCCCATCATTTCATGGCGGGGCTGGCGTGTCGGTCCGGACGGAGGGCTCTATGGTCCCGCAAGGACCGGAGCCCTCTGGATTCCGGGAGAACCCTGCCGTGCACTCTGCGATGGGATCGGCAACAAATACCACACCAACCACAAACACCCGACATGGACCGCTCCCCAACTGAACTGCACTTGTGGGTTCTACTCCTACAAGACGCTTCACCAGGAGCTGCTCCACCTCGTCAGCTCGCAGAACGACACAACCTACTACTCCCAAGCATCACTCGGCCAGGTTAAGATTTGGGGGCGTGTGATCGAACATGCAGACGGTTGGCGTTCTCAGTACGCGTACCCGCACGCCATCATCGTCGGTAGGGACCAAGTCAGCAAGGAACAAGTCTCAATCATCAAGGCGGAATACAAAATCGAGGTGGAAGAGGTAGCTTCAATCGCCTCCTTCCTCTCATCCATCATCTAGGAGAACACCAATGGCAGGACGCCCGGATCTACAGTTTCAAATCAAGAACCCCTTCAAGACCCCTGGATCCCAGAAGACGTGGTGGGCACCCGTCGGAGACATTAGCCTGTGGAAGAACGAGCAAGGTGTGTGGAGCGGAAGCTGCCGCATCTTCGCCTTTGGGACGGAGTTCAAGGTCTTCGAGAAGGAGCCCTACCCAGGTCCTAAGCAGCAGGCTCTGGGCACAACACGCGTGGATGCGACCCGCGGGGATGAATCCATCGATCCTCCGTTTTAGGCTGGCCGGTGAACAGAATGCAAATCTGCTGGTGGGAACACGGAGAGTTGTTGGAACACTTACGAAGCCGGCCGGATCTATGGTTGGATGATGGGCAGATGTGGGTCAGGAAGACCTCTACGGGTACTCCTGCGTTCGCTCTGCAGCTTCTTCCACCTGAGACGGACGGTCCGTACAGGATGTATACCCTCCACACCACACCCGTCGAGTGGGAAGAAGCATACGTCCTTGACTACCTGGACAAGCTCCTATGGTATTGGACCTCGTATTCCTCCCGACTGGAGTTTGAAGCCCTGATGATCTCCGAGCTCAACGAACCGCCTGAGATCGCCCGGCTAATGGCCATCGCGCTGATGCGTGCAACGGTCGAACCGAAGATCGATCCGGAGAAGGCGCCGCCTGATCCCAAGCAAGAACCTCTCTGGCACTGGGACCTTCCATGGCCTCCACAAACTGGCGTTCCCACGTCTGGGGTTGTAGGACACATGAGTCTCCCCACTCCGGGCGGCTCGATCACCATCACCCAGCACGGCGAGCTCCTCCGCGTCCGATTCGAAATCGCCACACGACGGACCGCCAACGGCTGGCACAGCATCGCCATGCAGGGCTTCTGTCGACCCTTGGGTTACTCGGTCAGCAAATTCCTGGAAATGATGCAAATCCGAAGCCAAGAACCTTTGCAGACAGATGACCCTGACTCCCAACTCAACTTCGAGGAGATCCTACATGCCAGTGCTGGAGAAGATGATGCTGATCTTCCTGGGGATACTAGCGGGGATGTTGTTCCTCCATGTGATCCAGGTCCTACGACAACCACAGAAGGAGGACAAAATTGATCGACGTTCAGATTGGTGATGATCTCCGGATCCGAATCACCGAAGGCGAATTCACCCTCCGACAATCCTCGGAGAAATCCTTCCAACTGTGTAAGAGGTATTATGGGTGGGAACGAATCGAAAACCTGGCTCCTGTCGCGATCCAATGGAATCTCATCTTTGGCACAGCAACTCACCTCTTCCTTCAAGAGCGCGGACGGGGCGTCGACATTCCCAAAGCGCTGGCTGCCGCCGAAAAGAGTCTTTCAGATGCAGTCAAGGGCAAGCTGGTGGGAGATGACGTAGGCCTGTACGAAGAACACCTCTTCATGCTTCGCAACATCGCCCCGGTCTACGACGCGTATTGGGGCGCGGATGATGCACACGCGTTCATCCCACTCGGCCAAGAAATCAAAGGTCGGATCCCGGTCGGTGACCCACGCCACAAGGTCTTCTTGGTGTTCAAGACCGACAAGATCGTCAACTACCTCGGTCAGCTCTGGCTCATCGACCACAAGACCATGCGGAAGAACGACGACCGGGAGTTCGCCAAGTACGAGATGGACATCCAACCCACAGCCTACATCTACGGAGTCTCCAAAGTTCTGGGAATCCGCGTTGCAGGCATCATCATCGACGGGATCATCAAAACGAAGGTCCCCCAGTTCAGGCGAGAATCGTTCCTCCGGTCTGACGCCGAGCTGAAGGAGTTTGAGGAGGAATTCGTGGAGATGTGCCAAGAGATTGGTTGGCGGATGAAGAGGGTCCAAAACGGCGAGAACTGGAAAACCGTCTTCTACAAAAACACCGGTTCCTGCTTCCACTGGGGCAAAGCCTGTGCCATGTTGAAGCTCTGTAGCCGGGACACACCCGTCATGCGGATGTACTACGAGAAGCGGGAACCCGACTACATGGACAACCCAAGCCTCCTGAACCAAGAGGAACCCAAATGAACCTTGTTGGTGCCAAGAATTTCCAAGTCCTGTCCGGTAAAATTCTGCTGGCCCCAGACCCGGACCTCGCCTGGTCGAAGGGCGGCATTTTCTTCCCGGACTCCATGAAGAAGAAGGCCGAATCCGGCCTATGCGTCCAACACCAACCGTTGATTCTCGAGGAGGACCTAACCGGCAGACGGCTCCTCGTCGAAAAGTGGTTGTGGACCGAAATCGAACTTGAAGGTCAGCCGTTCCTCATTCTCGACGAACGGTCGGTCTTCGCAGTGCTTGAAACGGGGGACTTAACCCCCTCTCAGGAAGGAGCCTAGAATGGCGACACGCGACGAAGTGAAGTCGGAACTCATGAGCAGGATCGACAACGTGTTCCCGGAGGACCGCGAACTGGATCAGGAAGGGGATGTTCCGATCCTGGCCCAGGCGATCAGCTCGACCGATGAGGACGTGGACCAGCTCATCGCCGACATCGAAGAAGCCGAAACAGGCGAAGAGAATCCCGAAGCCGAAGGGTGATCCTGTTCATGCCCTGTGAACTCGAACTGAAATCCGGTGGGCGAGTGTGGGGTTTGATCAGGGCTGAGGTTTCGCCGGAGGGTGAGGTGTTGAACATCGACATCAAACCCACCGGCAAACCAACTTGGAGCCCCTTCTGTCAGGCAACAGTGATCGATGTTCCCAACGTCGGACCGCAACTTGCGTTCAGGATGTTTGGAGCAGCTGCACAGAAAGGAGAAATCGATGCCAGTGGGAACGTCACTCGGACCGCGTAAGCTTCCTGAAGTCAAGTCCACGAAGGACTACATGCGGGGAGGTTACGCAACAATCCTCCTGTACGCCATTGCGCGGTTCGGAAAGACAAACCTTCTGCGCGGACTCCTCAAAAACGGGTTCCGACCCTTGGTTCTGTCTGTTGGAGAGATGGGGGACAGCCGCGGTTTAACCACTGTGGCTGACCTCGACATCCCAGTTGTAGAAGTGGATGATTGGGATACTGCCAAACTCGTCTGCGCGGAGTTGAAGAAGGGCAAATATCAAGACCACACCTTCGACGTGCTCTTCAACGACTCCCTCACTGGGTTTGGAAGCGTCTGGACCGACAAGGGCTTACAGGTCCTCGGATGGGATGAAATCGGCGTACCGGTCGGGGGAAAAGACACCCGACAAATCTACGCATACATCCCAGAGAAGGGGCGTCAAACCATGAAGATGCTCTTTGACATCCCAGCTCACCTCGTGTGTCTCTGTCGAGAAGGTCTCGTGGAAGAAGGGCAAGGTCTGGCAAAAATCACCTACCCTGCTCCTGAACTCCCTGGCCAGAAACTCAACAGAGAGCTTCCCGGTTGGCCTGACGCAACGGTCTACGGGAAGTTTATGAACGGAGAGCGAATCTTCCTGACTGAGCCGGAAGGGAAGACAATCGCGGGAATTCGAATGCCTGAGGGCATGAGGTTCCCAAAGCGCATGAAGGCAGATCTGTCACTCCTGATTCGGGGGATGAAGGGTGACATGGACGCGATCAAGGCAAGTGAATTGCCCGCGCCAACAACACCCCCAAAGAGGTAGAAGCACATGACCGAAAACACAACGACTGCAGCCGCCGGATACGACCTCGACGAACTCCTGGGGACCAAAGTCGGGGACATGACCAAGTCGGAGCCTCTGCCGGAGGGTGTGTACCACGTTCGCATCGGCAAGGCGGTCGTGACTCACCCCAAGCAGTCGACGAAGAAGGACAAGTCCGGGCAGGATGTCCAGACCTATCCCTACGTCAACTGGGACCTGGTCGTCACGGGCGACTCTCCCGAGGAGTTCCACGGGCGGCACACCTTCGACATGGGCTCGCTGAAGCCAGGAGCCACATTCACCAACCGGCAGTACCTCGAGGCGCTGGGGTACGGAGAAGACGTGACGCTCGGCGAAGCCCTGCCCGAGATCAACGCCGGCAACTCCGAGCTGTTGGTGGGCCTCGTGGTCGAGCCCGAGGGCATCAGCCCGGCAGACAACAAGTGGTACCCGGCGCGTAACAAGATCACGCGTCGTCTCAAGCTCGGATCCTAGGTGAACATACGAAAGGTGTGGTGCTCTATGAGGGGGCGCCACACCCTCTTTCTTGGAGGGCTAAGTGATGCACGTTACCCAAATGGGGGACAGGATACTGGTAGAAGAGCTCGAACGCCGCGGCTATCAGATCATTCCAGTGACAAGGGGCTCTTCACCTACTGTCCCAACTGTGGATACACCAGCCCCGGCTTCCACCACACTGGATATGCACGTCTTCGACAGTGGCGCAAAACGCTCCATGCTGAAGCCCCGCTACGATCTCGTTCCCGTGTTACCCCTCAAACGGCTTGCAGACCGGTACGCTCTTGGAGCGAAGGTGTACGGCGAATGGAACTGGCAGATGGGGCTGCCTGCTGGGGATACGTTGAATCACATCATCGACCACTTGCTACGATGGAGCGATAATCTCAGGCACGGCAGAGCCTCAACCGACGATGACCTTGCAGCTGCAGCGTGGGGCTGCTTCACACTCATGGCACTGGAGCCCACATATGACGCTTCACAAATGGATCGAGGCCCACGGGTTCAAGGGGGAATTGGTGCTGACCACAGTCGATCCCTGGATGCACTCGGTGGCATCGGAAAACGAAGGCCTCCTGAACCAGTTCATGACGAACGCAGTGGATCACTTAGTGACGGATCTGGCAGTCCTAAAGGAGATGGCCGATGAACGTCGGAACAGAGGTTGAGATTTGCATTGGGCATAGGCTGATGGACTACCTCGGCAAATGCGCCAACCCACACGGGCACAACTACCGGATCTGCGTCCAGGCGACGGGCAACATGAAGAAGCGAGACTACGGGATTCTCCTGGACTTCTCCGACTTGAAGGATGCTCTCAACAAAGTCCTCGCCCCGTTCGACCATGCGATGATGCTACGGGATGACGATCCGTTGGTCCCATTCCTCGTGGCTGAAGGCTCGAAGGTCGTGAAGATGGAACACAATCCAACCGCCGAGAACTTCGCAGAATTCATCAAGACCCAGCTCACCATGCTGCTTCCCATGGAGTGGAAGGTCCGGGTCTACGAAACCACGAAATCCTACGCAGAGGTGTAACAATGTCTGATGTCCAGTATCTCAACGAAGCTGACGCAATGGCCCTAGCCAACTCCCTGGGCTGCACTGCTGTCATGCCCTCCCCCTACCAGCTCCAGCTCGATCTCGACCTCGAGAAGTTCCCCTGGGCCCTCGACCAGTACACCAAGATGCTGCCGACCGTCCAGAGCTGGCTGACGATCAAAGAGACTGATCGGTGGACCAGCAAGAGCGGAAGAGGCACCCACATCGTGCTGACTGCAGCCGAACCAATCGACTGGCACACGCGTCTCACTCTCCAAGTAATTCTGGGCAGTGACCCTGTCCGAGAGTTCCTGGCCCTCCGCACGATGCACGATCACGCCAAGGGCCTGTCCTACCTCTTCCGTCCACTGGAGCAGACAGTATGAACTACCCAGTGGCAGAACGCTTCAAAGCCTTGCAAGGCGAAGGCGTCTACACAGGCGTCCCGATGGCCTTCATTCGCATGGTCGGGTGTAGCGTCGGCAAGAAGATCTGCACCTCCTGTGACACAGACTTCGACACGATATACCCACATCTCGACGGAGGAACTTACAACCCGAAACAACTGCTTGAGTGGGTCGGGAACTACCGTCACCTCTGCGTTACTGGTGGTGAACCCATGATGCGAGACCTCATGCCATTGTGGGATGCGGCTGCAATGACTCCTGATCTCGTCTTCCACGTCGAGACCTCAGGCACGCAGGAAAACGACCTCTTCGACTTTTCCGACTCTCCATTCCTCTGGATCTGTGTTTCACCCAAGCCCGGGTTCAAGGAAGAACTTGTCGCAAAGGCCGACGAAGTCAAAGTCATCTACGGCGGGCTCGGCAACGGTCCAGGCTGGCCAGGAATCGCAGATGCAATGAGATGGGCAGCGATGGGCAAAATCGTCTACCTCCAGCCCAGGAACAACCGAATAACACTGGACCAGAAGAACACCATGGAAGTGGTTGAGCTGGTGAAGAAGTTCCCCATGCTCCGCGCCTCGATCCAACTCCACAAAGTCCTGGGTGAAAGATGAACCGGCCAGTTCACGACATTCTCTACGCATTGGACCAGGGGAAGGCTCCTGGTCCATGTGCGTTCATCCAACACGGAACGGAAGAAGCCGGTTTCGAATACGAGTGCGTCTGCCCGTGGTGCGCACAGTCAGTTGGAGACCGGATCCCTTCTCCCACCCAGTTCACCTTCGGTGCGCTCCTAACCGAGCTGAAGAAGAAGATGAAAGACCACGTTCGAGTATGCACAGCAGACATGCGGAAGATGCGTGTATACGTCACCAAAACTCCGCTCGGGACGGATAGTGCCCCGAAGGTGCAATGATGGACAAGAAGAAAATGGAAGCGGGAGTCAGACTTCTTCTCACAGGAATGGGAGTAGACCTTGCTGATCGTAACTACCGAGATACGCCGGCTCGCGTTGCGAAAATGTACGTGGAACTGTTTTCTCCACGCAAGAATAACTTCGCCACATTCCCTGAAAAACACGATAGCATGGTTATCCTCCGTGGACATACAGTGCACGGTGTCTGCCCGCATCATCTCGTTCCAGTTGAAATGCGGGTGTACGTCTGTTACATTCCAGACAAAGAGATCCTTGGTCTCTCCAAGCTTGCACGAGTCGCTGAGCAGCCTCTTACCGGACCTGTCCTTCAAGAAACTTACACTGACACCGTCGCGGATATTCTCTATGCCCGAACAGGTGCAAAGGGAGTTGGTGTTGTTGTTGCAGGAAGGCATGGCTGTATGCGTCATCGTGGCATCAAATCTGAAGGAGATATTGTCACCTCTGCCATGAGAGGGCAGCTTCTCCTCAACTCTTCAGCTCGAGAGGAATTCCTTCGGTTGATCGGACGGGTTTGATGTCCGAAACCTACCCCGAAGACAACGGGAAACCCATCGAATGCAGGCTCTGTCCGCTTTACAACGCCCCAGGTATCGTTCCTGGAGAAGGCCCGAAAAATGCTAAGATCTTTCTCCTGGGAGAGGCCCCGGGTGAAACTGAAATTCTCATCAACCGACCTTTTGTGGGCGGCGCTGGCCGCATACTTAATCGGTTGCTTGCTACTGTCAAGATTCAGCGATCCCAGACCTACATAACCAACGTCGTCAAGTGCAGACCGACGGTGATCAACCATGAAGGAAAACTCAAAGACCGGCCCCCGACGCCGACCGAGATCGAATGCTGCGCAAGGTTCCTTGTGGACGAACTTGAATCTGTCAAACCCAACGTCATCGTCGGACTTGGGGGAACAGCTCTCTTCGCTCTTAAAGACACCAACAAAATTGGACAACACCGAGGCGTCCCATTCCCCACGTCGTTCGGCAAAGCGCTCTGTACGTATCACCCAGCCGGGCTCATGCGGCAACAGCAGCTCTTCCCACTCGCGATCCGAGACTTGGCTCTCGCGCTTAAGGAAGCAGAAAGCCCGGACCTCGTACGTCTTGAAGTCACATATAACCCTAACGCAAGCGCAGCGGGTAATGGCGTTGCTCTGCGACAGCGCGCTCGAGCTGCGGGATACGTCACCCTCGACTTGGAAACAACGGGACTCGACCCTCGCTACGATCAGATTCTCTGTTGCGGAGCTGGGACAGAACCACAAAAGGCTGAGTGTTACGCTTGGAACAGTGATAACGAGCGGCTCCTCCGAACTCTGTACGAGGATCCAACACTTGAAAAAGTCGGACAGAATTGCGAAGGTTTCGACTGGTGGTTCCTCCACGGCAAAGGCTGGCCGGAGGCTCCAGCCGGCAAGTCCTATGACACACTCCTCGCGTTTCATCTAACGAACTCCGACCTGCCGAAGGACCTTGGAACCTTGGGTGCGACGTTCACAGACATGGAGTATTGGAAGCATGAAGGGAAGAAAGCCTTCAAAGACGCGGAGCGAAGTGGAAACCTCTTCCTCTACAACTGCAAGGACATCGATGGAACAACACGATCGTACCTCTCCACAAAGAAACTCCTCCAGCAGTACGGGATGCTTGGGTTGTACTACAACAACGTCATGCCCCTTCAACCGATTCTTCGACGAATGTCCAAAAGGGGAATCAAGAAGGATGTAGAGAAGGCCGCGAAGTGGTCTTTGGCGTTCAACATGGTGGCGGACCAGAAAGAACAGGTGCTCAGGGATGGACTCAACGCCCAAGACTTCTCCGTCAACTCCCCCAAACAGCTCATGCGACTCTTCTACGAGCAGCTTGGGCTTCCGATACAATACGTTCGTGACAAGGACAGAGGGAGCCGTCCAACCGTTAACGATGACGCAATGGAAGCGTTGGCCATCATTACCAACGACCCCATCTTTCACCTGGTTAATGAAATCAGGCAGTGCCGAAAATTTGCGTCTACTTACTGTGACGCTATCACTGATGAGGACGGTTATCTCCATCCGCGCTTTGGGTGTGCGAAGGCAGCGAACGGCCGACTCAACAGCTGGGACCCAAACGGACAGAACTGGCCCAACGACCTCCGAGAACTAGTCATCCCGGACAGTCCCGATCACATCTTCCTAGCCTGTGACTGGAGTCAGATCGAGTGGAGGAACTCCATGATCCTCACTGCAGACCCAGCTGGGTTGGAGATGATGAAAGCAGGAGTAGATAACCACTCCGTAACAGCTGCAGAGTGTTTCACAATCGACATCGGCCTGGTGAATGAAGAAGTTCCAGGCATCAATATGGCCTACCGACAAGCAGCAAAGTTCATCGTCTACGGACTAGGCTACGGTCGTGGGATCCGATCAATCGCAATGCAGCTGGGAAAGGATGAAGCATGGGTAGCGGCATTCGTGCAGAGGTACTTCGCGAAGTTTCACGTTTTCGCCGACGGCAGGAATCAATGGGAACAGTTCGTCCGGCACAACAACTATCTGAGAAATCCGTTCAGCCGGCGCCGGTGGTGGTACAGCATGCAGGTACCGGAGCTGTACAACTTCCTGCCCTCTTCGACCGCAGCGGACATGATGTATCTGGTCATTCCGAAAGTGGAATCCCAACTGCCCTCTGGAGCAACGCTTCGTCTGACCGTGCACGACGAGCTCGTTATTTGTTGTACTCGGGACGCGCAGACCGTCAAACAATCCGCGATGTGCTTGCAGGAAAATATGAGTCGTATGTGGCCCGAGATCGTGGAAGCGTCCAACGACTCAGCAAAAATCAAACGGTACTACCCCCAAGGCTGGCACTGTCCTACAGACCTGTCGATTGGTAACACCTGGAAGGACTGCAAGGATAAGAAGATCCAATACGAACTGAAGAAGGAGTACAACCTGTGAAGCTCTCTGCAGAGATCCCAACGAAACATCTGGAAGAGCTCAGCCCCTTGATGGACGCTGACTTCTCCCTTGCCCACCTGATTCTGGAGGACAAAATCTACGCCGAGTTCTACCTTCAACAGGCCAAGGCCGGCCGCATGGTGATCATGGATAACTCCATGCACGAACTCCCGGCAAGCCTCTCCGTTGGAGAGATTCTCGAGGCAGCTGACAGGACGAAGCCTTCGTTCGTCATTCCTCCTGACAAGCTCGGAGACGTGAAATTCACCTACGACCAATTCGAGATCCTCCGGAAACAAAACCTTCGGCACGGACATCGGCTCGCTGCAGTCCTCTGCGGATCAAACAGTGCTGAGCGTAGCATGTTCTTCACGAACGTCCGCGCTTACATCGACATGATCTGCTTCCCATACCGCGAGCCCCGTCTCACCTGGTTCGATGAACTGTTGACCGCCATCCCAAAGCACGCAGGATGGCCGCCATACATCCACCTGCTCGGTGTGAACACGCTTGACGAACTCTCCGTCTGGAACTCCAAGCTCGACCTCGTCGGCTGGCCCCGGAACGGTCGAAGCGTCGACACAAACAAAATGGTCAAGTGGGGTCTGAAGAACAAACGACTGAACGCCCTGGACAGTCTCCGCGGGGCTGGCCCGTTGGACTTCAAAACCGAGATGGACCTCTCCCAGCGTCTCGACACCATCTACAACACAGCGTACATCCGGAAGTTTCTCGTTTAGCGGGGTCATGGCGTGGCGGAGGACAAAAAGAAGATCGCACCCCTACAGCTAGGTCAGCAGATCAACCTGCTGATGTCTCAGCTCCAAGGGATTAGTGGGGATCGAACCCACGCATCGTACCAGCTGATTATTGACTACGTGAAGGCGATTCCGCCGGTCTCTCGGCCATCAGAACTTCACGCGTCCTTACAGCGGGCGTTCAAACTAACGGCCAAAGAGGTCGATGCCGCGTTGGAGCATCGGAACCTGAATCTTCCCAAGGACTTCGAAACCTTCGTTCCAGAGAACGGATGGCTCCATGACTACATCGAATACACGAGAAATACCGAGCCCCCCACTGTCTTCCACTTCTTTACTGGACTGGTCGCCATGGGGAGTGCACTGGCACGTAATGTTAGTTTTAATCTCGGGTTCGGTCACATTTTCCCTAACATGTGCGTTATCCTGGTGGCTCCATCTGGCAAATGTCGAAAAACTTCTTGCTGTGAGCTTGGGGTTAAACTTTATCGGGCCGTTGGTGGCACTATCCTGGCTGATAAAATTACGCCAGAAGCTTTGGTCAATGCGTTCGAGGAGAAAGCAAGCGCCACCGGCCTGATCTACGCAGGAGAACTAGCCCAGTTTCTCGGTAAACAAAAATACATGGAGGGGATGATCCCGCTGCTCACGCGGCTGTTTGATTGTCCGGATGTATGGACAAGTGCGACGATAACGCGGAAGGAACTAACCCTGAAGAACGTTGCGTTCTCCATGCTGGGTGCATCTACCATGGACTGGCTCCGCACTGGCATCCCTGCCGACAGCTTTGGAGGCGGCTTTATGTCGAGATTCCTCTTCGTGGTGCAAGAGGAGACTCCCCGCAGCTTTCCAAGACCACCAGCTCTGCCCGATGCTTTGCGCAGCAAGCTCTTGAAGCGGCTTTTAGAGTTCTCGCACCTCAGGGGGAACTTCCAGATGACGCCCGCCGCAGGAAAATGGTACGACGAATGGTACAATGGACAGTCCCTGAGAGGGATCGAGGAACGTCAGTTCAGTGGTTACTACGAACGGAAGCCCGCACACTTGATCCGCCTCAGCATGTTGCTGACTCTATCCCAGCAATCCGACGCGCTGGTGATCGAGAAGACAACTCTTGAACGGGCACGAGACATCCTGGATTGGTTGGAGCTGATGCTCCCAGGCGCCTTCGAACAACTGTCCCAAACCACGATCGGAGAAGACCACGGGAGAATTCTTCGCCTGCTGAAGAAGAACAACGGCGAGATGCTACACTCGGACTTACTTCGACGGGTCTCCGGCCGAATGAACGCACGGCAATTCAAAGACCTCATCGCAACACTCCGTGAAGCAAAACTCATCGACTTCGACACGAACAAACGCGTCTACTTCCTAACCGGAGAAGGATGGCAACATGGGTAGATTCAAACCAAAGAAACCTAGCAGGCTCGGGGCGGCCCAACGTCCACTCGACACGCGTCCCCGACCCGCCCTGGCGAAAGAACTCGACCGATTGGCCCAAGTGAACAACGAGTTGGTTAAGGCGATCGGCGGATTGGTGTTGGAGCAAGGGAGTCTGCTAATTGACCGAGACCTAGCCAACCTCTCCGCCGGGATGAAGCTGAAGGTGGACACAGACGGCGTCCACCTCCGCTTCCGCCTGGTCGAACCGGACGGCGAATTATACCGGCTGCCGGCGAGTGAAGAACTGCGAGAAGAGCGGGGAGAAGAGCGGCGTGCCTGTGATGGAGAAGAGCGGCGTGTCCACGAGCCTGCTACAGTTGGATCGACGGTTGAAGAAAAAGGAGAAGAAAATGTCGCACGATTGGGAGGTGAAGTTCAAGGCCTTGGGGCTGCCGGACGAGAAGAGCCTCTTCGAGACCCTCTACAAAACCCAGAGCCTATCAGGCCTGTGCAAGAGCTTGGGAATCTCAGCCCATCTCGCCCGGAAGAAACTCCTGGAGCACGGCATCTTGATCCGGAAGCGCGGGGGTCCGAACAGTCTGAAGTTGGTGATGACTGCGGGCTTGATCGAAGAGATGAAAACCAAGGGGGCTGCTCAGGTGGCGTTGGAACAGAAGGTGTCGAAGTACACCCTGTTCAAGCAGAAGGCGAAGTTCCTGAAGGAGCATCCGCCCGCTCCCACCACGAATGAATCCCCCACGCAATCGACTGAGCCAGCCGCCGTTGCACCGCTGGATCCGATAGAAGGGTGACATCGTGAGTGGAATCGACGAATCCAACTTCTATCAACACCGCTGGCATTTCGGTGTGCTTGAGTACATAGAGATGTGTAGTGCCCCGGATTCCTCTGGACTGGGGGAGGCAGGAGCGGATAAACTTAAGGAGTTCTTCCGCAAGGACCTTCCCCTCATTACCACGGCTATCGTACCAGACCTCAAAGCCGGAGGCCTCAGTGGTCCCTGGTCCGTCAAAGTCTGGATCGGCATTGAGATGTATGGAAACAAATACGTCTGCGTGCTTCGAGTTCGCGATGTCAGTCCGCATCGAGAGTGGAATAAAAACGTCTGTTTCTCTGGTGAGCACCGTGGGGGTCTGCTGATCATTGAGGACCAGCTGAAGTTCCTTTACGATTGCCAGAGTCAGCTGTTTCTCTGTGAACGGACTCCGTGAGGCGCCGGTATCCAGCCCCCCATGTCCGGCGTCCAAACAAACCAGGGGTTTCCGATTCTTCATTTGAATGTGCCTCCAGGCTGCGCTTCTGGTTTGGTGCTCGGGAGATTTAACAGCCGCTTGATGGCCTCGCCGAACTCCTCTTCCTTCAACGCATTGTTGATGTCCCTCGCCGCACCCATTCCCGGAATGAACTGTGTGCCCATTGTTTTGAGGAACCGTCCAGCATCTAGCTTGGTGGTCAAGTCAGACATCCCTCTTTTGTTCCCGATGATCTGCGGACCGAACTTATCTCCCGTCGGATCAAAAGACTGCGCTGTCCGACCGTAGTCAATGTCCCCCTTCAACCCCATTGACACCGCAGCAGCTCCCTGCTTCAGCATCTGCACAGCTGGGCCACCTTGGTAGTCCATTGGGCTGAAGAACAACCACCTGCTGAGGTCCACCCCAAAGACTTCCTTGGCTGTGTAGTACATGGCTGCGTTCGCCGCAACCCACTGCGAGGTGGTCAACAACCGGTTGGAGAAGGATCCTCTCCCCCCAATCACGGGGTTGATACTCTTCAAGTAGTGGAAGTAGCCCCCACTCCAGGTCCCATACTGTCCGAAGAGCCGTCCGGGAGTCGACTGGAGAATTGTCATGGCATTCTCCCGACTGTACTGGAACTGGGTAAAGCGATGGAAGTTATCCGCGATCTCGTGTGCTGCGGCGGGAAGATTCTTCTCCTCGTTCAACAACCGGTTGACCGCCCCAATCACGGGCCCGTTCTTCTCGTCCTGCAAATCCAGCTTGGACCGACGGACAAACGTCCCGAAGTCCATCTTCCCTTCTAAGAAGTCTGCCCCCTTGTCCATCGCCCGCATGTACTGGGCTTGATACGCAAGAACCCGGTTGAAGTCGTCCGTGTACTTAAAGAGAGTTGTCCCTTTCTGCAAAAACGAAACAATGCCCTTTCTCATCAACCCAGCATTCCCGGACTTCGTGCTGAGGATGAAGTCCTGAATATCCCCGAAGGTCTGAGATAATGCATCACGAGGGATGACCCCTCGATCAATCATCTCTTCCTGCAGCTTGGGATCTTTCAACCACTTGACTGCATAGCTAAACGCCTTGGCGGTGTACCCCGGTCCAGCAACTGGAAACGTCGTCTGGACCGTCTGCAGGAGGTTTCGCAGGACCAACCCGGTTCGCCACGCCATGTTCGCAGCGTAGTTCAGCCCCGTAGCGAACGACACATAATCCGTAATGTGCTCCGGCTTCACACTCTCCATCCCCAGCGTCTTAAACATCTTGTTGATGGATCGGGTGATGGCGATCGCGTGTTCATCCGGCATGTATCGAATGCTGTTCAAGTGAGTCTCGAACAGCTTGAAGAGATCCGGTGGAACTGAAGTCTCCATCTTCGCGTAGGCTTCCATCACCGCGGAGACCTTATCCCACGTTGGCATCATGTATTTTTCCTGGGCCATCATCCGCATGAGCCGACGACCCAGCACAAACCCATCCGTCTCCCGATCCGTTATCCGGATGTCTCCTGACAGAAAATCCCGCTGTAAGGTCCGGAACATCTTCGGAAGGCCTTGCCGTCCTCCAATCCAGGTTTTGAAGTCTCCGTTGTTCTTCCGGAGCTGTGGGAACTCTGCGAAGAACTCCCGCATGTCATGGTCCGTCACCCCAAGATCCCCGAGGAACGTCCGGTAGGCCTGCTCCAGTTCATCGGCCGATTTAATCAGCCGGGTCGGAGTCTTTGATCCCCGAACAAAGTCCGCCGTGTCCTTCCCAGCCATCCGGGTCTCGAACAACAGCTGCGCCTGTTCCCGCTCGGACTTGGTGTACTGGTTCTTCCACTGGTTGAGAATCGTGTAGGGCGAAGCCAGGGCGCCTTCCACATCTGCCTTTGCGTGCTGGAGGTTCCGCCAAGAGGTCCAGAACGGGACGCCAGATGCAGCTTCGATCTTCTTGAAGATTTCGTTCGGGATCTGCAGCTTCGGCAGGAACCAGGCCGGGAAGTCCTCTCCACTCCTCTTCGGTGGTGGGACCAAGCTCGTCCCCGGACTCGGCACGTCTGTCGGCGGGATGCTTGACCCACCTCCCGCAAGATCCATCGGCTCCGCGTTCCCCGGTTCAAACGTTGAATGAGGTGCAAACTCCACATCCTCCGGCCAGTGGATATAGTCTTCCAAACTATGGTCAGTCGGATCGAAGTCTTTCGCTGCACCCATAATCCGGCTGAACAACGCCTGCTTCATCTGCGGGTCGTAGACGCGGAACCGGCCTAGTGAATCCTCCTGGAGCTTTCCAAGCTCCCACTCATCCTTCATCCGGTTCTTCCGGAGGAACGAATACACCAAAGCGCTTTCGGGGTCTCGCCCCTTCAACACATCCAACCCATTCGGCAGATCCTGGAGCTTCGAAACAAACTCTGCCGGCGTGTCTGCAGAAAGCCCTGTCGCCTCCAACCCCGGCCGGATCTGATTATAAACCTGCTTGACAGCCGTTGGGTTGTAGACTGCAACCGGCTTTCCTCCATTCGCACCAAACCCGACCTTCTCCGTCGAAAGGTCCGACATGGCGAATGTTCCTTCCGGCAAGCCTGCTTGTTTCTCCACTGCCCGAATCGTCTCGGTCAGCGCCTCAGGCTTCGAGGTCCAAACATGGACCAACGGGCGCTTTCCTCCGATCAACTCCTGCATCGCCAGGTCTTGCGCATCGACTCCCGAGAACTGGGAAGAATCGACATCCGGATCGAAGCTACGGTACCAGCCCATCTTCCAGCTGGTCTCCAACGGACTCTCCAACTTCGGTCCAACATCAGACAGGTGGATTCGGCCGAGGTGCTCTGCAGCCTCGAGTTGGTAATCAAAGTACTTCTCGACTCCCGCAACCTGATCTCGAAGGATCCCGCCCTTGCCCTGTGGGATGAAAATGAACCCCTTATCCGATGCTTCCTTCCGCAGCGCGTCCAACGGAACCATGTGGGGCTCGAACTGACTCAGTTCCCGCAGGGTCCACTCCGGCTGCACCAGATCATTGGCGGTGTGCGAGTATTCAGATGCACGAACCCGAACCTTCGTTGACGGGTCGATCCCCTTCTTCAACATGATCCGGGCTGTGTCCCTTGCACTGATCAACTCCGGGATGTCCTTCGTCGCCTGGTCTAAATACAAACTGCGCGGCTGCACCAGGGACGGATTCTTCGCCGTTGAACTCGGGATTCGATACTGCGGTGTATCGATGTGTGTGAGTCCCTTTCCTTGTGTGCGCGCCTGGGCCGTAATCTCCCCATCCACCTTCACCAGCTGGATCTCGGACGCCTGCCTCGGTATCTCACGCGTCTCAAGCGTAATCGGCGTTGCGACCTTGTCCTTCGATCCGGCCCACAACGGCGCAGCGTATTGTTCATCCCGCATCTTCTTCGGGACATACCCAGCCCCAAAGCTCAGCGGGTTGTTGTACGTCAGCTCCACCTTCGGGGATGTAACAGCAGCGTGAGTAACCGAAGAGCCTTCGCCCCCAGTCACCTCCCCCGTCCACTTATTCCGCCTGACTGGGTCCCCTTCTTCTTGCACCACTCGAACCAGTCGGGCAGTCGCTTTCGGACCCAACGACGTCTCCAACGGCTTCCCACTGGGATTCGGAGGACCATAAACCGGTTGTCCAACACGCCTTCGTTCAAGCGTCGGTTTGTCTGTAGCGCCAGCATAGCCTTCAGAGAACTTAGGACTATGCTGCCGAACCTCAACTGAGTCGATCGGACCACCTTCCAGCCTCTGCCCAAACTGCGTTGGGGTTTGAATCCGCTGGACTTGGGGGACAGAAAGCGTCACTGACCCATCCGGATGAACAAACCCTCTTACCGCATGTCCGAGATCCGCCTCCGGGTCGACCTTCTCAAAGAACTCGTTCCGGTAGATGTTATTATCCGCCGTTGCTCCAGACGCCTCGACCGCCAACGCGTTCTGCTGGTTATACACCAGGAACCGCCGTTCCGACCCATCCGGGTGTGGCGCGAGCACAATCCCCGTATCCGGCTTCCGGTTAACGTCAACCACATACATCAACCGCTCACGAGGCACATGTTCGATGGTTCCAGTGGCAGTCTCGACAGGCACCGTCCCTGTCGGAAGCGGAGCTTTCACCGCAGGAGTCTTCGGAAGGCCTCGGCCCGGCAGCGGCTCCAACACATCCACTGTAGCAGGCTCGGGGTTCACCACAGATGGGTTCACCACCCTCGCCGGCAGGCCGCTCTGGAAGATCTTCTCCAACTCGGCCGGGCTTCTCTCCGAAGTGGGAATTCGAGGGGTCGGAGCTGGATTGGGAAGTGTGGTAGGAAGTGTGGTGGTAAGTGTGTTAGTCCCCTCGCCTGCTATCTTGCCCTCACGGGTAGGATTTCCATTTGCGTCGACGATCCGAACCCTCGTTCCAGCCGGTGGCGTTGTCCCCAACTCGGAGATGGATCCAGTTGGAGCACTTCCCGGCAGATCCTTTGGATCCAGGACGATGTTTCCTTTGGCATCCTTCCCGAACATGATGTTTCGGAAGCGGTTCCAGGTTCCGACCGAGTGGGCGTTAAACTCACCCAGCTTGATATCCGCTCCCTGCTCGGACAGTTCCACCAGCCTCGCGCGAAGCCGAATTGCCGCTTGTCCGAACTGCGCCGTTGTATCTCCCTTAACGGATCTGATTGACAGCGGGAATCGTTGGCCGTTGATCGTGGCAACCAGCTGTAGGCCGTAATTCGGATCAGTGTTGTAGAGGTGAGGGTTCCCTACGATCGGGGGCTCTTGCGGAAGCAGCTTCCCGAAGACTGACTCCAACCGCTTCTGCGCCTGGAGCACCAACGGAGTGTTCTTCAGCCCTGGGTCATCAGCTGCAGCCTTCACCACAGCTTCCGCAACGCGCGTATCCCTGTTCGAGCCCGCCCGCAGCTCCGTCAGCATCCCTTGGGCAACCTTTGGATGCACGCCGAGCGTATCAGCCAGGGTCGTCTGCATCTTATTCGAGGCAGCTACCCCAAGCTCATCTTTCCAGCTCCGAAGAAACAGCGGCGCTGTAATCAGCGCAGTAGCTCCAGCGATCGTCGCGTTCTGTGCGACCATTGCCGCTCGGCTCTGTCCAGGTTCCAAATGGGCAAACGCCGACATCCCACCACCAGCGACAGTATTCGCGGTCAGCTCCCGGAGCGTCCTGCTCGACAGGGTCATCCCCTTCGTGGCAGAAATAATCGCTGGACCCTCTGCAGCTCCGACCTTCGTCAACCCAGCCAGCGCAGAACCGGCCTTTTGAAACGGAATCGAGGAGACGGCAGACCCAGCCATCGTCGCGCCTGTTTCCGCAGCCCCAACCACCGCATCCGGTTGGATCTGCTTCGAGGCGATCCGGATCATCTCCCCAGGAGCAGTCGGCAGAAGATCAGCTACACCAGCCATGGTGTTCCGAATCATATCTGCAGCCCGGAACGTCGAAGGACGACGGGCAAGATTCGCGCGGGCCTGAGCCAGTGTCTTGTCCTCCATGTCCTTCAGATCGTCGGACAAAAACATGCTCATCGGAGAAGTAAGGCCTTTGGCGATACTCACCGCGAAGAGATGGGCCCAGCCCATATCCTCGTCCATGTCCTTCACCTGCTGCTGAGGAGTCTTCTTCGGTGGAGGAGGAGGCTTCTCTGGACCAGTCGATCCTTCCAGTTGAGCAAGCAGACTCTCAGCAGACGGTGGACCAGGTGGCGGTGCTGCCGTTGGAGAAGGCGTCTCCAACTGACGTAGAAGATCCGCGGCGTTTTGCTGCATTTACTTCCCCATCAAAGCGGCACGGACCGCTGCTTCGTCTCCCGCACGCATTGCGGCGGACAACTTTGCGCGTTGTTCGCTAATGTGTCGGAGAACACCTTCGTCCTGAGTCTGTTGTTCTAGCTGGGTCCAAGCCGCCTGGGTTGCGGAGATTGCCTGAAGCACATCCGGAGAAAGCTTCTTTAGCATCTCTGGATCGGGTGGAGGAAGTTTCGGCGCACCGGTCTTCGAGTCCTTCAAGCTCGGGGTGGGCGTAGCTACCGAAGCTGGCGGAGCTGTTCCTCCAGGAGCTGCCGGAGAGACGCCTGAACCCGGAATCTTCGAAAGGAGCCAAGTCCCAGCATCACCTAAACTCTTCCAACCAGACTGCTTGACTGCTGAGGTCTCGTATTTGAGTCCCGCCAGCGCGTAAATCTTCTGCAGCTCCGGTTCGATGTTTGGGGCCGTCCCTGAAATCGCGCCAGCCGACAACCGGGCACGAAGTCCCTGGAATAACACGCCAATCTCCGGTTTATTGATCGCTGCTTCCTGCAGCTTCGCCTTTTCCACATCTAGCCGTGCAGCCTGCAGCTTCTGATCCGTATCTTCTTTCTTGCTGGCAGTGATGTTCAGGTTCTCAGGGAGTGCACCAGCCTGCAACGAAGCTGCGGCGGTCTTGTTGGCTTCACCGGCCGGCACGCCCGCATCAATCAACGCCTGAGCCAAATCCAAATGTGCCTTCGCCTGGGCTCGAGCGGATTCAACCCGGGACAACCCCAGCTGCTCCTCCGCGATCCCGATACGACGACTCTCCATTTGATTGCGCTCACGTTCTGCACTCAGTGGTAGTCCCGCAGGCATCGATGTCGACAGACCGTACATATAATTGGCAGCTGCCTTCAGTTGGTCCACTTCCTTCTGATTCTTCGGTTGGTACTGCGTGATCATCCGCTGAAGCTCATCCTCGCTCTGCTTGGTCTTATTCTCGACCGATCCAACCAGATTCTGCTTCATGCTCGTCACCACGTCCTTATCAGACATGATAAACGCTTCGAGCTCCTGCGGCGTTGGATTCTTGTTGTACTTCGCGAAGAACTGGTCCGCGTAGCCTGATGGGTTCTTCAATGCATCCAACCGCATCTGCTGGTTCAGCTCTGCAGTGTTCGCTGCAGCCTCTGACGACCGTGCTTCAGATCCAGCCTTCGCTGCCTCTGAAACCTTCTGGCTCGCAAAGGCCTCTTCGAGATCCGTGCGGTTCCGAACCGTTGGAAGCTGTGGCGTGTAGTCCTTCGGGACTTTCTTCCCCTGCATCCGTAGAATCCGCGAATCATCGTACAACGCCAACACGTTCTTTGGATCCGACTGGATCATCTCCTGCTGCTTCTTCGGATCCATATCCTCAAACGCCTGGCGTCGTCTCTGAATATCCTCGATCGTGTTCTGGTTCTGCGTTGCCTCGAGCCGCTTCCGTTCCTGCTCCTTCATGAACGTATTCGCAAACGCCTCCATGAACGACCCAAAATTCTCCATCTTGGTCGGTTCAATGATGAACGCGCCTTGGTCTTTTCGAATGTTAGGCACTGGCAGTCTCCTTCATCACGCCAAGCATCACGTTCAGCAGGTCAGGGATGAAGATCGTGTGTCCGTCACCGATCCCAAACACCTTTTGCATGTCCTGGGCCATCGGCCCCACGTGCCGGACCGAATCCCCTTTGTACTTCCAGGTCTTGATCGGAAGCTGCTTCAACCGCTTTGTAAACGGCTTCTTCGGCTCTTCCAACTCCCGGATGTCTTCCTTCATCGTTTCATCCGATAGCATACCTAGATACGGTAGCGCAGCTGCTCCAAGCGTACCAAGTGCGCCCCACATGGGATTTGCGCCACTCACAGTCGGGCCAGTCGGTGGGAAGCCGGTCGCGTAGCCCGCAGCAGTTCCAAGATACGGGTTGGTTGTCGCCCTGACGAAGTCCTGATAGTTCATGTTAATGTTGTTGCCTTGGCGGTTCATGTCCATCCCAGCCAGGTTCGCCAGAAGCTGCGCAGCATTCAACTGGCCGCTTGAAGCCCCCTGACTGTACCCCGGCAGCATGCCCGCTGCACCACTCCGGATTCCCGCAGAGGCAAGAGCCATCTGGGCGGGGTTGTTCAGGATGTTCTGACCGACCGGGAGACTCTGCAGGATTCGATTCAGCGCATCGTTATTCAACCCAGCCTGGCCCATCAAGCTCTGTAGGTTCAAACCACCAGCTGCGCCATACGCTCCGGACTGTCCGAGAATCCCCTGTCCTGATTGATTGCTCAGGTTCCCGACATTCTGGGCAAGTCCACCGTAGGCACTTCCGATCTGTTGGTTCATCCCGGCTCCGCCCAGGATGGATTGCATCATCCGATCAGCGGCCGAATTTCCAATCGAGGCAGTCAATGCCCCTTGCTGGGAGTTAATATCCGCAATCCCTCTGCTCGAACCTCTCGCAAGAGCCTCTGCAACGTCCGAGCCCGCGCCCAGCCCCTGCGCTCCGTACTGCTCCTTGATCTGGGCGAGCTGGTCCTGGATGTCCATCATCCCCTTATTGCGGATGTTGTCCAACTGGGACTGAATTGCAGGCGCGCCTCCCGTTGTCGAAAGACCGGTTGTATTCAGCAGGTTCGCCATTCCACCGGCGTTCTGCATGTATGGGCTGGCAAGGTCGAGTCCGTGCACCCCGTAGCCCACGCCCTGATCGAAGTAGTTCTGGGAAGCAGCTGCGGACCGGGTTGACGCGTCAGCATTCCCGAAGACGCGACTTGGGTCGAAGTTGGCACCCTGCCCACTCATCATCTGCTGGAGTGGCCCCATCAACGAGCTGAGGTCGGATGACGTGTTGAAATCGAGCAGACCGTTCATGGTCCCTCGACCCATATTCATCCAATCCGTTCCAGCGTTTCCCGCATCAGTAGCCATTCCGGCGGCTTGCTGTGCCCAGGGGCTCAAGCCAACATTCAGGGTCCCGTTGTACTTGGGGTTGTAGTTGTTGAAGTTCTGCTGAAGCCAGCTGCCCAACGCCCCACGCAGCCCACGCAAGTCCGCCGGGATCGTGGAGTCGTTATACGGCCCGAAGCCACCGGCGTTTCCTACCTTGTCTGGAGGCGGTGGAGTCGTTCCACCTCCCCCGTTGTCTCCGCCGTCTCCTTCACCTGAACCATTGGCAATGCACTTCTCTCCATCGTAGTGCTGCCCATTCGGACAAAACTGTCCGTCAGGAGTCCCTTCAGGAGGGACGTAGTTATTTGGAGCCGGTCCAGAGTCCAGCCTCTGGTAGTTCATGATCGGGCCGTTCATCTGCGGCCCGGATGGAGTCGTGCCAGGTCGCCCGACTCCCGTCATCCCGGGATTGTATCCACCACCGCCACCACGCGTCATGAACATCCGGGCCAGCTGGCTCATCAGATCGCCAGAAGCCCCACCAGGCATAGGACCGCCACCATTACTACGCGTGGTGTTTGGGTCAAATCCGTAGTTGGGTCCTGCGGCAGGCGTGAATGATTGGGGCTGACCTTGGGGCTGATTCACCCCGGTCCTTCGCCCGATTGGATTCTGCAGCGTTTGACCACCAGACGCTTGTCCCTGCAGAATCTGATCCATCTGCTGGAACCTAGACAGCTTGTTCGCCATCTGCTGATGGTAGGGGTCCGCCCCCAGATTATTCAGACCAAAGAAGTCTTCAATAGCGGCCACGTCATCTCCTCATTCAGCAGCCCGTAGTAGTGAGCATCTTCGAAGTGATCCCCAACTACCCGAGACTGTCTGATGCATCCTTCGGCGGTGAAGCCAATTTTCTGGAGCGTTTTACGAAGTGGCTTGTTTGATTCCACAGCCATGGCGGATACGCGGCGGAGCTTGAAAAGAGAGGCAGCAGCGTGAAGCGCCAGCTTTGCGGCCTCCCGTCGATCACCAGTTAACCGGCGATCCCAAAAGAGCATGTTGAACACCGCGTCGACTCGCGGGGTGATGTTTGTGAAGTAGAAGAGGCCCAGGTCTCCCGCCTCCACAAACCAGCTGTCTCGTCGCTGGACCAGGTGGGCCATGAAATCAATCACACTCTCGCGTGGGAGATCCAGCGAGTTGTACTTCAACAGCATGGCTTCGACTTGTTGCGGATCCGACAGACGCAGTTCCCGGAGCTCCTCCGGCCGTAGTATTACTGCGCCTCCGGACCCAACAAGATGAAGATCAGGCATGTCGTGCTCGCGATTGAGCACTTCAGATAGATCGTGGTTGTCGTCCATGCTGTCGTTCCTTTGTAGAGAACTCCCGCTTTGTCCTTGGTCCCAACATCAATATAACCCACAGGGATCTGCCCTAGATCATGGGTTACAGCGAACTCTGTGTTCGCAACTGCGTGCGATTCGAATGACGCCCACTTCCCCTTGATATTATCAATGTCGACCCCATCTCCGAAGGTCAGTCGGCCATTGATAGCCGTTTGCGCCAGCTGGAAAAACTCCCAGACCGCATTCAACAGTCGTCGACCCCACTTCTGGTCAATCGGGTCGGTCGGCGCTGGAAAGACGAACGAGGGGCTAATCCTCATGAGTACAACGGAGCCTCAATCGCTTCCAGATCGACGTGGAAGGATGAAAGCGCGAATACCTCAGAGTCGGACTCATGGAGTATTCGGAATCTCACCCTATTGCCTGTCACCTGGTGCGTGACCAACTGGTCCAGCATTCTCGATGTGGAACCCGTCGAAGTGAACACCACAGAGTCAGTCGGTGTCCAACTTGCCCCGCCGTCCGTGCTATATTGGAACTGTAGTGTGAAACTTGCTCCTTTGTCCTGATACGACACTACCAGATTCTTCAGTGTGACCTTCTTGTTCGCCAGACTCGGATCGATGTCCCGTGCGGTGAAGTCTTTGGAGGTCCACCGACAGGAGATGATCGCTCCGTTGTCCGTCCTGTATTGATTACTCCAAATGTACACCTTCCCGTCTATATGTCCAGTCAACATCACCGGAAACTGGGATTCGAGATCCCTTGTATCAAACTCCCAGTCCTGCTCGTCAATCGTCCCAATCAACTCATCAATCGTCTGGGTGTTGTCGAGCCGGTGCTCACAGCCGCACCGAGCAGTCGAGACGGTCCACGGATACCAGATGCCCCGTTCCTTGTTGTAAACCCAAGCGATGTTAGGTGTTGTGCTCGCCGTAGTACACAGGAACGAGATGTACTCCTTGGTGTCATATCGTACAAGGGCGAAGTTGCGGAAGAGTGCACCTGGGTTGATCGTGTCGAAGATGGTGTCCCGAACCGGCAGACTCAGCTCTTGGGGTTGCGTCCCGCTCCAGCTGTAGAAGTCATCCGTTCCCATGAAGATGTGTTCGTCTCTCCAACCCTGCAAAGTAAAGGGCGAGTAGTTTCCCACATCACAAATCGTCAAGTCGAACCGGGCAGGCGCGGCAGCAATTTCGGTGCGAGTCGCTAGAATCAACGACCGTTCTGTGTAGACCCCCAACCGAGTTCCCAGCTTCTTCAGATTCCGGATCTGGTAGGGGAACTCATCCAGATCAGTAAACCCACTTCCAATCCCGACCCAGTCCGTATGATCCGATGCAACAGACCGCCTGACCCGAAACGGCTTCGTGGCGCCACCTTCAATGGTGAATCCCGCATACACCCTGTTGGCAAACCGAGTAATATACCGGCAGATTGGGGCATTCGCATTCAGCGTCGCGTAGGTCCCGCCGGCAAAATCGATCCGTTGGATCTTATCGACGCCGTTGGCAAAGATCACCGAGTTCTGGGAATTCTCGAACGAAACCATGTTGAGCGAGCCACCAGCCAGGCCCGCCCCAGTGATCTCATCCCACACTTCCGTCACCGAATTGTACCGGTACACCTTTGTGTGGGTAACCGCATACAGATACGTGTTGTTCTCCGTATCCTGCGTACTGTATACCCCGATGACTTCCGTCGCGAAGGCAGAGCCCCCAGCCGGCAGCTGTGCATATCCTGGCCGCTTCAGCAACAGGCCGCTCCGCACTGTCAGATTCGCCATGTCCGGACTCTGGGCGGGATTCAGCTCCTCAGCCGGGTCATGGTTGTTCTGGCCTCCGATCGGCCGGAGGTGAATCGTACGCAGAAACGGAACAGCCTGTGCTAGTGGCATCTACTCGTCCTTCTTCTCCGCTGCCCCAATCCAATCAATCACCTCGAACGCCACATCCGCGTGCTCGGGCATCCACTCGGCCTCTTCCATCGTCTTGGTCAACAGTTCGTGTTCGGACTGGGCCAGTGATAGAGTAGGCGCGTCTGCTATGGAAAGGTCCCGATAGAAGATGTCCCCCACAATCCTGCGCTTCGACTCTACCGAGATCGCCTTGAGCTTCCTGGTGATCTTGGCGCGCTTCCGCGCCTTCTCTACGTCCGGCCCTTGCCGGCGCTGTTGTTCGGATCGGGTCCCGAAGAGATGTCCCTCCCAGACCTTGTCGAAGTAAACTTGAGGGTCTTTCGCCTCACTGAAATCCACCACTCGAAGCATTTTCACTTCTCCTTCTTACGTTTGCGTACCGACAACCGTTCCGCTTTGATCCGAAGAACCCTGTACTGGTGCTGCTGTCCCAATTCGTAGCTTACCCAGACTATCCACCCACAAAGCCCAGGAATTTGAAGCTTTATCTAGTAAGCGCAGTGATCCTGGAGCACCACCGCCGTGTGTATTGTTTCCTATGATTAGATATGCACCGTCGATGTTTGCGCCGTAGTCAGCGCCACCGCAGCTGATGAACGCCGCGTTACTTCCTACATAACCTGTATAGAATTCCATCGCAACAGCTTCGGTGCGGTCACGCAGGAAGATTACACTACCTTGTCCATCAGTCCCCACATCCATTGTCCTCACGGATCCTGTATAAAATAGGATTCCGTCGGATGCTGCATCTGCTGCCTGAAGCACAAGGCCGCCAGTTGAATGGAGTCGACCGTACGCTGCGATTGCAGACCCGCTCGTCGTCCAGCCCTGGCTGAACGCTTCCAGCACAAACGTCGTCGTCCCGGAAGTGGCGTTGATGATGCAGTAGTTCGCAACACCAGACGTCGTATTCTCCACCGTAAACTCGAGTGTGCCAGCGCCAGTCCCAGTGATCTTGTGTTCGCCAACCCCTAGGCCGTTCACCGACCACACACCGGTCGTACTCAGTGCCATGTTCGGAGAAACCGCTGCAGCTACTGTCCACTTGTGTCCGTCGTTCGCCCAGTAGTTCAAGGAGTTATCGCCGACCCCTCCGTTGATGGCGTTCCAGTACCCGATGCCTGCCGTGATGTTTGCCGGTACGCCATTTCGTGCGAACCACAGCACAGCACCAAACCCGTTGGCGTCGGTTCCGTTGAGGGTCAGCTGGGCGTTGTTGGCTGCAGTGGATCCACCCAGGCCGACCGTGAGGTTGTCAAACCCAGAGATTGTGCCACCACCCGCCGCGTTGAAGGCGACTGACCCGTCCTTGCGGACACTGAACTTGCTGACGCCTCCAACCTGGAGATCCAACAGCAGGCTCGCGGCGTCACTCGACGTGTCCGTGACGTTGATTTTCAACGCCGTAGGCGCACCGGTCGTATTCCAGGTTGCACCGAGGTTGACTACCCCAACTGCAGAGGTCCCGGTGATTGATTGGTTCGAGACTGTCTTCAGCAGCTCGGTGTTTGTTGTGGCCGGCGTGATGGTGATTTCTTTGTGCAGACCATCTGTGGAGATGCCAGCATTCCAGTAGTGCTCCAGCGCAAGCCGCTCCCGGATATCCAGCTTCATCTGCCGCATCTGGTTGTCGATGGTCGAAGCCAGATCCGATCCTGCCGGCTTCGTCTCGTCCCATGCATTTGTTGCTGGCATCTTACGCTCCCTGCTGTAGCTGCGCGATCTCTTCCGAGTGGGTCTCGACTTCTCTTTCCACGTGTTTTAACCGGGCCCGGAAGTCGCCGAGGTGAAACGCGATTTCAAACGTCAACGTGACTCCCCCGACGATCATTGATCCGAGTACAAAGAGGTTCTCAAGACTGAGGTTGAGTTGCATTCAGCTTCCCCGCGTCGTGAGCCTCGATGATCTTCTTCGCGGCGCCGCTCGCAGCTTGGTCAATCACATCGATTGGGATTCCCTTGATTTTGGGAAGTGGGACGCCTGCCGCTTCGACTTGATGGAGAGTGCGGTACCCGATCTTCAGTGCGTGCCAAAACTTATTCATGTGCCTGCTCCGCGAGTGAAGTCGCCGATGTACGTTCCGGCGGGAAAAGGTTTCGTGCTCCGACAACTGAGACGATCCACCCAGCAACCTTACCCAGGGCGAAGATCAGGATTTGTGGTTTCCCGATCAAATCTCCCCAAGTGTGGTCTGCTTGGATCTCCCCTGACAGAGCCATGAAGAAGATTGCTGCGCCGATCACTACGTAGGTGATTGCCCGTTTTTGTTGCGCTGGGTCAAACTCAATGGTCATCGGAACCTCGCTACAAGATGGGAATCGATGTCGTTCAGTTTCTGCTTCCGGATTGGGAATTTCATCCCTGAAACAAACATCCCGATCTGTTTCCCGACCAGGTCTGCGGCTTCGAGATCCCGGACTGTCTCCATCCCCATCTTGTGGGCCCACATCAGAATCAACATGTCGAATGTCTCATCAAACGGGGCTGCGCCAGTGCTCCACTGTGTGGGTTTCTTGACATACCGGACGTCGTACGATTTCGCAGTATCGACGATTGTGTCCGTGTAGATCGTGCTGCCTCTGGTATAGTATTGGCTCGGGGGACCGGTTCGCTTTGCGCGGGACTCCAGCTTGTCCATGTCTCCAAGCGTGACCGGCCGATTGTCTGTCGTGCACCGAATCCACTCCACCCACCAAAGATCTGCATCAATGATGGTGAAGGTATCCGTGGTGATCAATTGAGTCTCAGTCGATGTCTTCTGCAGCTGGGTGTGATCGTACATCGATCCAACCTTGAACATCGCATCGTTCAGGAGATACCCGCGCATGGCTGCCGTGATATCAGTTCGGTTGGCGAGCCTGACTGCCAGCTCTGCGTCGAATGCGGCGAAGTCTCTCCTGGCCATTACAGGTCCTCAACCCGCTGCGGAAGCGGTGTAATCGGGAGTTCTTTCGGAAGCGGGTTCTTGTAGAACGCGTTTCGGCCGGGTTGGTCCACACACTTGAACGTGCCGGGCCCTTGACAGAGCACCAACCCATTCTGGACAACCATCTTCGAACGGTTGTACGAGACGCCACATCGGGCACACTCGTACCACTCTTCAGATTTCTTCCGGTTGGTCTGGCGTCCTTCAATCATGTTACATCTCGTGCGCGGAACAGCTGATGCTTTTTACTGTGGACGTTGCAGTGGCGGTGATGTCCGCGAGTTGCAGGTCGAACCAGACCGCCGTGTTCAGCGCATTACCCGTGGACGAACCGACGATCGAGAACGGAACCTGAAGCATCCCGGTGAGCGACGTCCAGCTGCGCGTTGCACCAATTACTGTACCTGATGCGGCCGCCCCATTAGCTGGAGGCGTGCCCGTCCCAAACGCAAGTTTCCACTGTGTGTTGTTTGCAGTGACGGTGTTTGCGACATCACCGGTGATTTCGAAGATGATGCGGCCAGTTGCTACAGGTGTGATGACGCAGGGAGAGGCTGCAGCACCAAGCCCGTTCATCTTGAACGTGGCAGTCGCATTGCCGGTCTGGTCGGCGGGATTCGCTTGGACTAGCGCCGGCGCTACCGCAATCACAGCGTTCGTTGTCGTTGAGATCAGATACTGTCCGGCGGATGACGTCGTTGGATACGTCGCAGTCGTGCCGATGTAATTCGTGCCATTCCCACGCAGGATCGTCCCGGTTGTAGCAACTCCGTTTATCTGTACTCCGGTCGTTGCATTTACTACAGGTGAAATAACCGAGGTGCCGAAATACCCAGTTCTGATTAGGTTGCTGACACCTCCGAGATCCTGCGTGTTCGTTGTGCCGTGCGGATACAAGTTGAAGTTCGTTCCGTCGATGCCCCAATCATGCGTTGGAATACCGAATAGGAACAGACCAGTGCTGATGTACACACCGGCACTAGCTGCTTGGATGTACAACGATGAAACTGTAGCACAGTCAGTCCTACACGCATAGATTTCAGAGTCATTCGCATCAGCGTAGGTCTGCCCGGCGGTAATCCCATCCATGGAGAAGGTAGGAATTCCGCCTGCCCCAAGAAATAAGCCAGTATCAGTCGCTGAAGTGAATGCGTAACTAGGTGCCGCTTTTGTGCCGTCGCCAGCGGTGAAAACAGAAGTTGAACTTGTTGGCGGCGTCACTACAATTGGAGGCTGAGCAAGCACCATCGCACTAGCGGCTAAAAGCGCGATGAGTAGCGCGAGAATCCTATTCATAGTAGAACACCTTCAGGGTGGAGTCAGCACCAGTGGCAATGAATGCCGCCTGGGACAGGTTGTTATGCCCATCGATGGAGATTGAGGATCCAGCAGGGACAATGGGACCAGCATTGGCGCCAGCAGCAGAAGTCGAAGCGGCAGATAACGGATCGTTTCTGTACCGGACGTCTGTGGCCGTGACAAACACAATCGCGCCGGTCCGCTTTCTCTTTCCTGTCGGCTGAATCTTCGTCGCAGTAAGATTCACCACGGCACCTGAGGTAACCGTCAAGGACTCAAAATCAACGATGTCCCTTGCAATGTTGATGTTCGACGAAATGTACGGTCTAACTGCCATGGGCTACTTCCTTCTCCACATACTGGCCTTCGGCTACTCGCCTAAGCCACAGTTTTGCCTTGGCCCAGACCGCTTTCGGGTCAAGCCACTTACTCGGAACGTAGAACCCGTTTGCGAGCAACTCCGGATCAACCCATGAGGTGCTAAGTGGCTGCTCATGGTCCGGCCACAACATGAACACTGGAGTTCCGCAACAGTGAGCCGCAACGTGGCCCAGTCCGCTACTGAATCCAATGTACCCATCCAGCCCGCGAAGAACCTCAACCGCTCCTCCGAACGAGGTGGTACCCACGGGCGGAATCCCCCGTCGGTCAACCATCCAACGGAGCGGTCCGTCTGGATTGTAAACGGCGGAAGTAAGATCGTCCCAGGACCCGCCGAGTAGGGCGAATCGAACATTGGGAAACTCCGCAGCTGCTAGTTGGAGGAACTCAGTCCACTCATCAGCTCCCCAGGTTCTCCAGGCTGCAGCACCTCTGTAGGATGCACAAGAGATGCCAAGCAGGAGATCTCCCGGTTCAGCACTCGCCAAGACCGAATTGGCCTGTCGCCTGTGGTCAGCATTCGTGTGAAGCGGATACCGATAAGTAGTCGGCAGATCAGGAAGCCAATCAGCCAGAGGACGTCCAGCCTCGAGGTGTGGGTTGCAGGCGAGCATGCAGATCTGACCGGGTCCGAACTGAGAAGTAACATCGGCCCAGTTGTTGAGTCGGTGTTCTTGCATCCAGTGTCGGATTGTACTGTACTCATACCCGATATATCCGAACGCCTCAATGGCTGGATGTAGCTCACAAAATTGGTGGAGCCGTCGGGGTGCTCCATCCAGACCGAGTATGGCAAAGCGCTCTCCAGTATTGGCGTACTTTGTCCAAGACCACTGAAACTCGCCAATTCCGGATGGGACAACGAGAGTTCGAAGTCCATTGAGGACCTCCGGGGGGATTGATCCTGCCTGACCGAAGTATTTCACTTCAAAACTCCTTCGGCGGTTTCACGCCGATAACAAAGTTCCAGCCCTGCCACTTGGGTTTCTCGCAGAATTCGGACTGAAGGAAGAACTCCCGCTCCACATCAAACAGTCCTTGGAGGATCCACAGCCGGAGCTCTTCTCTACTGACTCGTCGAACGTGGAACTCACCGTCGAGCGCGTCGACTTCTTCCGGACAGGAAAAGATGGCAAAGCCGCCTGGCCGAAGATGGGTGTAGACGTTCTTGATAACCTGCATGGGGTCTGGAACGTGTTCGATGATCTCCATGCACAAGGCCAGGTCGAATCGCTCGTTCAGGAGGAAGAGTTCCGATGCGTTATGGCACCAGGCTTCATCATACCCCATCTGCTCTTTGGCGTGCTTGCAGCTGAGCCGGCTGATATCGATCCCCACCACGCGTTTGACCGAGCCGTGCCCCAGGCGAATCAACGAGCCGAAGAGGCCTCTGTTGCATCCAACATCCAGGACTGAGACTGGCGCGATCTCTCGCACCAAACTGCATACGGTGTGGATCCGGTCGACGTGTTCTCGCAGGCCGTTGATCAGAGTCGGGAAGGAGTTGTAGAGCTCAAAATCATGCTCTTCATACAACTGCTGGATCGACTCAGAAGTAACTCGCACGACGCATCTCCTCGTTGATCCGGTCGGACCGTTGGAACATCACTTCGTATGAGAGGCGCCCGGCCTCCTTCTTACTCATCTTCATCCCCCGGACCCAGGCTGCTTCAGTATCAAGATCGTGAGGTGGGGGTGCCGAGAGCGAAGCTCCTGCAAAGTAGTGGACGAGTGGGGGTCCCGGGAGACATACAACTCCCCTTTCGGACCTGAGCCACACACGGACACTAATGCACTCGTCGATGCACCAGGTGTCCCTGCTGAACCCCCCAATCGCTTCCCATGTTCTCGCGTGAGCTGCGAAGCCAACGCCATTGACGTTGATGTAGGGACGGGCATAGCCTTCTCCGTTCCAGTGGGGGTTGTTCGGGACCTGGTCCAACCAGGAGAGGTCCTTTGTGTACATCTCCTCTTTCGTCCGAAGGAGGGAAGGACCTCGGTATTCCGCTTTCACTGGGTTGACCGTCAAGTCGCTGGCGTTCCAGTATGGGAACTGCACAAGCCCGACTGTTTCCAGTTCGTTCTTCTGCAGAAACCACAGCATGTTGGTCAACGCGAACGGGGTAACCAGAACATCATCTCCCAGATACACAATCCAATCGGATTTCGCACACACAGCTTCAAACGCCGCTTGTGCCGCACCGTGCAGGTTGGACCATCTTGGCAGGTGAGTGACTTCAATTCCAGGAAACTGCTTTGGCAATCTTGCATAGCCTTCCCGGACTTCTTTTCTCCCGCATGGGTCCTCGAAGATCCTGACCATCTCCAACACAGACGGATCATTCTCCTCGATTGACCGGAGCAAAGCTGCAAGGCGTAACAGGCCGTTGAAACTCGGAACAACAAAAGAGGTGCGGACAGGCGATCCAATCCGCACCCCCCTTTCCTCCATCAACACATCGCCCAAGGTACGCGTTCGCTCCTCCCGGCCAGGAGAAGAGACGGACCCACCGACGGCTTGTTCTGCCATCGGGATCGATGGATCCGAGCACGTACCTGCTAGCGTTGGGTCCTGTGTCAACGTCAGAACCTATGACTGTGTTCCGACCACGGTGCCACCCGAGTTCCAGGCAAAGCCTGGCGCCTCGGCTGTCGCTGCTTCGGTGGTGCGCCACTTGCCGTCGCTGCCCACCCAGAGGTACCAGTCGTTCCCCGCAGTGTCCTGGATGACGAAGCCGCCGGGGGAAGTTTTCGTTCCCCCGACGTCACTCGGTCCAGTCAAGCGGGTAAACCCTGGAAGTGTGCCCGTTGACTTGCTGGCCATGGGTTAACCTCCGCTGCTCCCGTACACTCCTCTCCACTCCGAGAAGCCCATGCTGTATCGGGTGAAGATTTTGTACAGGGCGTCCCCGGACAGGAAGTCATCGGCGTTGGCCATTTCAGGCTTCGTGCGCCAGATGAACCGCATGTCGTGCCCACCGCTCTTCTTCGTCTTCTTGGGCGGTGAACAGAGGAACCAGGAGTCGGCGTCGGTGAGGTACCGGCAGGTGAGGAAGCCGTTCTCGTCGATCTCGCCTTTCAGCGGATTGATCTCGTTGTTCGCGGTGTACGGCTTGTACTCCGAGCCCAGGACTTCCTTCGCGATCCACTTGAACGTCGGATCGATGATCAACAGCGCCGGAGACATGATCTGGGGGCGACCCCGATCGTCCTTCAGTGTGTTGTAGAAGTCCAACGCGGACTGATACGCGGTGTAGCCGAAGTCGACGTCCGAGCTCGGCTTGTTGGCGATGACCGTGCCACCGTCCAATCGGGTGTGCGCCGTGTTGCAGAGGGACAGCGCATCCCACCCTGTGAAGGACGAAGAGAACGCGTTGTTCAGCGTGCTCCAGGCGTCCACCTCGATCTTGTACGCCGCAGCCCTTCCGAGCTCCGACGACATCTGGTTCATGATCGAGTACAGGTCATCATCGTACATCTCACGAGTGATGCGGAAACCCAGACCATACGAGGCGTGGGTGTAGCGCTTCGAATCCCCGATCAGTGGATCGTCGAAGCTCGTGTTCGTGCCTTCCGGCTTGGGCACCATGCTGCCCAGTCCTGCGACCTTCAGGTCCTCCTCGTACGCACGCTCACTGGTATCGGTGTTGAACACCGACGGCCACTGAGGCTGCTGCGCGTCAATCTCATTGAACGCAACATCCATGAGACCGGGCGCGAGGAGGGCTGAAAATCCACCAGTGGTGGTTGTCATTTTTCAGTCTCCTACGAAGTTTTCTGACCCTGGAAGAATGACGGGTCGAAGCTGAATACGACCCACCCCAGAGTATCCCCGATTGCCTGATTGGCGCCGTCCTGCGCGTTCAGCCAGAAGTTCCACACAATGACGCGTGTCTTCTGGGCTGCGGTGGTCTTCGCGTTGTCGACGGTCCACTTGCCGCTGCCGGCGTGTTTCGTGATCCCGTACATCTTGCCGCGGTCAGTCGCTGCGGTCGTGCCGCTGCCTGCCGCCGAAGCGTCGATGTTGCCGATGAAGAGTGTGTCGGGGTGAGCAAGGTCCACTGTCTGCGTCTTCGCGCCGGCAGTTGAACCTGACTGGCCATCCCTCGTTGCGATACCCATGATGAGAGGCGGATCCGTTGGACACTCGTTCAAGTATCCAGCCGTGAGGTAGACGGGAGCGCCTTTCTTGAACGTCTGAGTGGCGGCCTCGGGGAAATCTTCCCGAGGGATCGACAGACCAGACAGGGTTCGCACCGAGCGGAAGGCAATGCGAGGCTGTGTTGCCACGTTTGACTCCTTCTGCTACGATTTGAACGGGCCAGCAGTGTCCTTGAAAACGAGCGGACCGGATGAACTGGGGCTCAGACCCGCAGCTCTCACCGCCCGCTCCGCGTTCTCTTTGGCCGCTGCGACCATGTTGTCGATTGCCCCCGCATGCCGCTCTCGGGCGTCGCGCCTTTTGCTTTCGATGTTTTCCTCGAAGGCACGCTTGCTGATCTTGCAGAGAATCAGATCAGTTCCCCGCCGCCTGGCTACTCCACCAGCCGCAGGGACGATATCCGGCTTGAGTTCCGCCGGGAGTTCAGGGGAGTCGAACTTACATACGACGTACCCCTGGTCGATTCGCATGAGCATTGCACGCTCGTCGGTGTTACACCACCGATAAACATGCTCTTTGTCTTCCTGTGCTTCTGGGACGAAAAACTTGTCACGCACGATCAAACACCGTTGTCCTTCTGCCTGGCTGACCAGCCTTACGGTTGATCGTCATGGCGTCGAGTTGTTCTTGGGAAGTGCCGTTCTCTTCCAGCTTCAACAGATACGCGTTGTGCTCGAAGCCCATAGCCCTGGCAGCAGCCTCTGTCTTGTGATTCCCCACAAGCTTAGGGCCCTTCTTCGCTGCAGCAGGCGTCGCTGCTCGCGAAGCAGGTGTGGGAACCGCTGCAACCGGCTTGGGCTTCGGAGGAGTAGCTGGCACTACCGGTTCCTCGGGTGGCGCTGGCTCCGCTTGCTCGCCTGCTACGACTTCCGGTTCGGCCGGTGGCTGGTTGAAGATTCGGGCTTGCGTGTCCGGATCCTGCATCTTCACCATCATGTACAACTGCCGGTGGATCCCCTTCTGGATCCGCTGCGTCGGATGCATCGACTGCTTCAATTGGTTGACCAGAGCACGAACCGTCTTCTTCGTATCCCGGAAGACTGTGTCGTAGTCCGGGACGGTCGCGGAGAAGGCGGCTTCGTCGTCCTGCTCGAACCGGGCGTTCTGCGCCTCGATTGACGCAGTCAATCCACCAGTTCGCTCCGTAACCTTCTCATCCAGTAACTGCTCTGGAGTCTTCTCCGCGGCTGGGATGACCGGTTCAGCTGCGGCGGGTTTCGTTGCCGCCTGAGCTGCACGCGTCTCCAGAAACTCCAGGACCTCATCAATGTGATGACCGGCATACGGGCCAGCAGTCACCATCCCTGTGTCCTTATCAATATCCTGTTGTCTTACTGCGGCCATCTTTCAGCTCCGGTTTCTTTTTGGACATGTTTTCAAGGTCCAGCAGATTCTGGTCAATGAACTGCAGTCGGCCCTGAACCTGTAAGAGGGCTTCAGCATTTTCTGCACGCTTAAGCAGGTCCAGGCAGTCCTGGCGGCATTCCTTGAGGTGGTCCAGGAACAGGTCCTGCACCGCCTGGGGCTGGCGGAGCCATTTGTCCTTGTCCAACCATTCCTCCAATCATGCTTGTTGCCTGCATGATGCCGGGCACCAACTCATCCACGTTTTCCACATCGAACCGTTCGACGAACCGCTTGACGAGGTTCTGCGCAGCAGTCATCACCTGCATCGCCAGCTGCTTCTGTTGGGGCGGGAACTGTGGGTTCAACAGCATTCCACCCATCTGCATGACCCTGGCGTAGTAGTCGTTCAAGACCGCGATCAACATCTGGAAGTTCTGGATCTCGATGTCCTTGTTGACCTTCTCCGACGTGATGGCCAGAGTCAACCCGATTGTTTCACGGGGATCACCAGGAGGCCAAACGATCTGTCGATCAACTGCAAATGGAGTGCCTTCTGGGCGCATCTGCTGCTCGAGTCCGATGGTGAGGTACAGCAGCTCCTCGAGCGCATACCGCATGTCATCGATCGAAACCCAGAACCTGGTATTGCCTTCGGAGATGAGGGCGGTCGTGCCGGTTGCTGTGGCCCGGCTTCCTGCGATGGGTGATTCAACCCCCATGTTGTAGGCGGAAACGCCGGTACGCTTTTCATTCCAAAACGCCGCCTGTTGCTCGACTTGGGGGAGAGTCGAGTTGCCCATGCTAAGGTGGATGATCTTGATGTCGTCGTCCGGTTCGTCCGCCACAATCTGTTTGCCAGGGAAGATGTCTTCCTGAGCACCCATGTTGACTGAAGACTTTCGGACGACGATTCCTGCGATCGAGGCAGTGGCAGCGTCGATCGTTTGGTTGTGTGCAGTTGAGGCTTCCATCTGGAACGGGATCGATTGTTCTGCAACCCCCATTCCATCGAGCTCGTGTGGCTGGTGCAGGAAGGGGATACGCACGATGTATCGCGCCTTCGTTGAGAAGGGATTGTAGATAGCTCTCCCAAGCACATTGTGTTCGAAGTCGTAGGTGAGAATGCACTCCTCGACTACTAGACCGAGTTCGTCGGGCGTGCGGCCAGAGTCTGTACTCTCCGGCGGGACTTCGAACTTTCCCCAGACCTCTATGAAGGTGAAGAATTTGCCGTGGGACTCTGCTGACCCATCCTTCCCTTCCTGCTCGGCTTTGTACCGCTCGTCGGTACGTTCTGTCGCTTGGTCTTTCTTCAGCTCTTTCAACACCTCGGGCCGGAGGTACCCCGAATCCACCATCTCACGGATCTCAGTCCACGTCCAACGGAGACGTTCACCGATCCAGGGGAGCTTGGCCCAGTCGTCATATCCATCCGGACGGATGACATCGGCAGATGGGATGGAGTTCCAGACCGGCCCGAGATATTCTGTCTTGGTTACGGTGTAGACCGCACCGTCACTGCCGCGGCTTCGGAAGAGCCGGGTCTGATCGGCCCAACCGCATTTGATGAAGGCGTCTCCATCCACAGCCATGTCGTGGAACATCGTGCGGGCGGTGTCTCTGGCTCCGGACTTCAGGAAAAACATGTTCGCCCAGTCCCGAATATCCTTCTCCATGGCTTCGGCTTGGCCTGAGAGGATTCGCGCTTCGACGAGATCAGGCGCACCAAGAAATGCTTTCATCAGCCGTGCGACGATTGCGTCGACGGTGATGGCTACGATTGGGATGACAACGTTGGAACAGTTCGGCCAGGGGAAGTTCTTGATCGCGTGCTCGGGCTTGGCCTTGTACGCCTTCTTGTACTCCGCGAGCCGCTTCTCTCTGTGCTCGTGCGCCTGCAGAGCTGGACCAAGCTGGGCGCGTAGCTGCTTCTTCAGCTCGGTCGCTTGCTCGTCAGACAGATCGATGTCTACAGAGGTGAGTTGTGCCATTAGCCAAGCACCTTACCGTGTCTGGGTTGCCCGGTGGGGTTCAGCACGCACTTGCCCTGGTAGCCGATTGCGGGCTTTGCGGGCCTGGTCAGTACCGGTCTCCGTCGCGATCCTTCATCACTGCTCCGCCCACCATCTGCTTTCGGCCTTTCCCGCTTCCCACCGTCGGCCTTGTCCCGCCGCTTCGATTCGAGCTGTGGCCTTTTGGATTGCTGCTGCTTCCCCTTTTCATCCCCCGCATGTCCAGCTTCTTGCAGATGCTCATCGACCTTCTCCGGTTTCTTCTTCGCCATTTCAGGCTCCTGTTCAGTATCCAGTCAACGCGCTTCGCGTTGCCAGGTTCAATTGCTGCCGGGTGTGCGCTTTGCGGATCTGCGCCTCGGATTGGACCTCGCCCATGCCGAAGAGTGGGAGACAAGCTGCAGCCGCGTCCAAGACATCCTTCTTCGGGAAGATGGGAAAGCCCTTGAGCTCCTCCATAAACGTCGTAGGATACGGGTTTTTGCAGACAAAGAGGAGGTGGCTCTCTGCATACGGGATCATCGAACGGATTCTTGCGTCCTTTGACCCGATTGGAGACTCTTCCCGGACGTGAAACACGTGGTTCAACCGCTTCATCTCGAAGAAGAGGGGGTATTTCAGGGTCCGCTGGAACCCAACATCCTCAATGTTGGCGACGTGGATCTGATGGCGCTGGTGCATCCCGACAAACTTGCTGAAAAGCATGGTTGGGTTCTTATACTCGGCGTAGGTCTCTGCGAGGAACAACCGACCTTTGGAGTCTTTGTACATTGCGACGAGGGCATTCCGGCTGTTCTTCTTCTGCTCGGACTCACTCATCGCTGGATCCCAGTGCAACACCCGCTTCAACGCGTCAAAGGGGATGATTTCTCGGATGTCATCCTCGATCTGGGCGACGATGTTCCCTTCATCATCATACCAAAACCACCGGAGATCCTCAGTCTTGAATTCCGCAAGACTGGGATCCTTCGGATTGTTCTGGTAGAGCATGCTGTACATGAAGTTTCCCTGCTTCGCACGGATCCTTCTGCAGCTGATTTCGGGGAAGAGCTTAGGGAAGAGGAAGTATTTCTTGCCGGCGTCCGGAGCAAAGGTGTCCGGATCCATGTTCCAGACCGGGGGAAGATTGGAGTCGTGGGCCTCTTTGAGATCGTTCTCCAGGTCTTCTCTGGTCCACTCCAGCGGTCGTGCGTAGAAGTCGTAGTAGGCTGCTTCATTCTCCATGATCTGGGCGTAGAGATCATCATGACCCCAACGAGTCCCGATTAGAAGATGGTATGCCGTCTGCTCGTCTACGAACAACGCTTCGGAGGATTGGTAGAAAGTCTTGACCTTTTCACGGACAGAGGGCTGCTCGAAGCTTTTCTTGTCTTCCAGATCATCCCCGATCTGGACGGTGTAATGCCTGGACACCAACGCAGTGTCAACACCACCGGCTTCGATTGTGTCCTCACCATACATCCCTTGCCGGGGGAAGAGTAGGTTCGAGTCTGTCCATGTCGTCTTTGCGATGTCAGGGATGATTTCCGGGTAGAGCCACCGGAGCACATCATTACGCTCGATCTGTTGACGGAGCGACTTGATCTGCTTCTTGGCGTTTTCGGAACTGTGAGATTGAAGAGAGATCCGGTGCTCGAGTCCTGGCAGGCCCATGAACTCGTCCTGAATCAAAATCCACAAGGGTAGACTCTTGCTTCCAACCGTGGACTTGTAGCAGTCTCGGGGAATCAACAGGACTTTCCGGCTCTTGGGGATCGTCTGGATAAAGTTGCAGAGCGGCAGGTGCGGGTCAGGCTGGATCTTGGTCCACTTCAAAATGGCGGTGGAGAAGTAGTACAAGCTCTTGCGGCCGTTCGCGCGAAGCGTCTCCCGAAACTCATCAGCCTGGGAGTCAGTCGGGACAGCAGGCTGACCGAGCAGGTCCTTGAACACGTGCTCCCGAGCGCTACTTCCCAGAATGTCCAAGGACTTCTCCCTCTACGGCTTCCACATGGACGAGTGATCGAGTAGAGTGGTGAGTAGACGAGCCTGCTACTTCACGAAGGATCCCAGCTTCGGTCGCACGGCTCATGAACTCCGCCATGGCTTCAGCTGTAATCAACAGAGGCTGTTGTCGACTCTGTTCCTTCTTCGAGACGAACCCGACCCGATCGTAGACATCATGGATGATCTCGACTTGCAGCTTCTCCGACTCGGTCGTCTGCAGGATCGTCATTAGCCGGTCTTCCATCTCGTCCAGATACGTCTCGAACCGTTCCCGGACCTTCAGGAGGACGTCTTTCTTCTCCTGCGGAATCAAGCTTCGTGTTTCCGGTGGTAGGCGCTGCAGGACCCAATTCTCGTACTGCTGGTACTCATAGGTCTTCCGCCAACCCATGATCGTCTGGTGGTTGACCCCGAGCTCCTTGGCTAACTCCTTGTTCGTGATCCCTGGGTTCTGCAGCAACAGATCCGCACACCGCTTCCACCCAATCGGAATAGGTGGACCCGGATATACTTCAGGCGGAGCTGCAGGCGGTTGTTTCTCCATGATCTAACTGGTGATCTAACTGGCTACAGATGGATTATAACATGGGCCCGAGGGGCTTAGCAACGTCTGCATTTTGCTTGACACCGGG